GCGACACGCACCACAACGCCTAGCACCACCCCGCATTACCAGCGCGGCACGCTTCCACAGGTGCCGCGCTTTTTCGTGGGCACACTACCTCAACCCCAACCCACCTACCCGAATGCCCGCGCTGTGCGTAAGGGTATGCGTCTCCGCGCGTGGTGGAGCTTTACCCCTGAACCCTGCTCGCGGTGTCGCCGCTAGGCAAGCAGCCAAACCAAACACGCGTGCACCCAACCCCCCCGCGCACGCGCACACATGATAAGACGTAGGTCGTGTTTGTTTGTGGGTAGGTTGTGTGTAAGTTTGATGATCTTTTTGATGATCTTCAGCAAACCATGTTGTGTTTGTGGCGTGTGGTTTTCTGCTCCCCCCCTAGTCCCCCCCTCGTGGGTCGCGTTTTGGGAGCGAGTAAAGTCTTGGTTGCGACTTGTCTGGTTGTCGCTGGCAGTCGCGTCTTGGTGTGAGGGTGAGCGCGGCTGCGCCAAAGCCCCTCTAACGGGCGATCTCCGCTGTTGAGGCGGGTTGTTCTTAGTGTACCATGCGTGTTGGTTTACTACTCAGGAGATTTATTATGATTTTTGCTCACATTACCGATATGGATGTTGTTTCGTTAATTCCAGTTGTTGTTGTTGCGTTGTTTATGGGCGTGTGTGTTGGCGTGTGTGTTGCGTTGCGTTTTCGTGTTAATGGATGAAGAAGACTTTTATGGGTGGTCGGAGTGGGTTTTCCGGTGTGTGTTTGAGGAGGGTGGCAAAAGCGTTATGCGTGTCTTTGCGGCGTGCGAGTATGATGCGTGGGTAACATTTACTTTGAGGACTGGCATACAAGTTAATCTTGATGGATTGGAGCATTGGTGACGAAACGCGCAGACCTTAAAGAAGCTCGTGACGATAAGAAGTCGTTAGAAGACTCGTACGGGCTTGTGTCGGATGATTTTCTGGTGAAGAATTATATGCCGACTCGTACTATTGGCGAGTTGTCGGATGAGCAGATGGATGACGCGATTGAGATGGCGCGCTTGGGCGCGTTTGAGGCGGCGATTGCCAGGGTGCTTGGTGTTAATGAGGCTGTCTTTAAGTCTGCTTTGAAGAAGGGCAAGGATGGGAAGACGGGGCATAATGGTACGAGTCAGAAGCGTATTGATTTTGCTAGGCGTTTCTATGATGCTCGTAAGGAACACATGAAAAAGAGTTTGCGTGTTATTAGTGCGGCTGCTGATGAGGGTGATTGGAAGCCAGCAGCTTGGCAATTGGAACGCAGCTTTGGGTTTGTTAAGAGTGAGACGGTTGAGGTTGAGGCTGGGCCGCAGATCATGTCGTTGATGCAGCTTGCGCAGATTCCTATGGAGCAAGCCCAGGCGACGCTTCAGGTTGAGGGCGAAGTAGTTGTAGAACCAAATGAGTGAAGAAGCTCTTAGTGTAGAAACCGCGCGCTTACGCGCAAAGATGGCTGACCCAGTGTGGAAAGCCAAGAATCTTTTTGGTTTTGATCCGTGGAGTAAACAACAAGAAATCCTCAAAGCACTGCGTAAGAATAAGCGTGTGGCGGTTCGCTCGTGCCACGGAGTCGGCAAGACTGCTGTGGCTGCTACTGCTGTTCTCGACTTCATGACGGAAGGGCCATGTCGTGTAATCACGACTGCGCCGACATGGAGCCAGGTCGAGCAACTACTCTGGCGCGAAATTAACGTACGACACTCTAAAATTCCGGGCGGCAAAGACGCTTTCGGCAAAATGTTCAAGTCTTCGCTGGAGATACGGTCGGATTGGTTCGCTATGGGACTGTCTACTGACAAGCCGGAACGATTCCAGGGCCATCACGCTCCACGCATGATGCTAGTCGTAGACGAAGCGAGTGGTATTGACGAGGCAATCTACGAAGCAGCCGAAGGTTTCCTTACCGCCGACGAAGCTCGCGTACTCTTGATTGGAAACCCGACTCGACCAGCGGGAACCTTCTACAAAGCCTTCCAAAAGGATTCTGGTTGGTACCCGGTACACATGAGTGCCTTTGATGCGCCGTGCTTTACGGGCGAAAAAGTCTCTAAAGAGGCTGAGCGTGCGCTGATTACGCAAGAGTGGGTGCAGGACGCTAAGCAACAGTGGGGAGAAGACTCGTCTGCGTACAAGATTCGCGTACTAGGCGAGTTTTCGGAGACTACAGGCCGCCAATACTTCCAGTTTCTAGAAAAAATCGTGCCTATGGACGCTAAGAAGCGTGGTTTTGTGCGGGGAATGCCGGTTCCTGGTGGCAGAGTAGAGTTCTATGACGACCACAAGGGCGGAATGCGCATGTGGGAACCACCAAAGACGGGCGTTGGCTACATTATCTTCGCGGATGTGGCAGGATCAGTGAGTTTTGACGAGTATGAGCGTCGCGAGGCGCGTATTGGGTCGGGTGCGGGGTCGGATTACTCTGTAGCAGAAGTGCTACGCCAAGATACGGGCGAACAAGTAGCCGAAATCCGGTATCGAGCCGATGTTGACGAGTTTGCCGACGATCTTGCACGCCTGGGACGATTGTATAACGATGCGATTATCGCTGTGGAGCGTAACGGGCCGGGAACCGCCGTCTTAACCCAACTAAAGAACACTATGGGGTACCCACGCATCTGGAGGCCACGCAATCCGATTGGTGTAAAGACGCATATGGATCAAACACTGGGCTGGAACACGACTAGTGCTACGCGACCAATCATGTTGAGCGCTCTCCAGGCTGCTATTCGCGACGAACCACACCGAATCAAGAGTGAGGCTCTTATTGATGAGATTCGCACGTTTGTATTTCGGGATCGGAACGGTAGGGAGCCTCGCCCAGAAGCAGACGAGGGTTGCCATGACGATCTTGTGATGGCTATGGGTGGTGCGCAGGCTGTGTGGCAACAAGAATGCACTACGCCTATTCGTTTGGCGGAGCGTCCGAAGGTTGAGCCGCAGCCTAATCTTCAGAAGCGCGCGCCACGCTTTGTTATTGGGAAGCGATAATACGGCGACTACTTGGACTGTATATCCTTACTGACACTTTTCAAGTTTAAACTTGTATATGTTGTTATTGGGAAGCGTTAGGTATACTACCAGCGTGAACAAAAAAGGTAAATACGCAAAGCTTGTCGCGTCGCTGCAAGCTAAGGGCGCTAGAGACCCTCGCGCGCTTGCCGCAAGTATTGGTCGCAAGAAACTTGGTAAGGCAGAGTTTCAGCGTCGCGCTGCTGCCGGTCGAGCCGCAGCAGACTGAGTAAGGTATAGTTTTCCCATGCCGAACTTTCAAAAAGACCCCAATAATCCTAAAGCAGATTTTTTTAACACTGCTATTGGTGGAGCGCCAAAAAGTCCGGGCGGCAAAGTGGAAAAGCCAATGAATAAACTTGCCGGTCTTAAAGAGCGGCTTATGTCGGCAAAGAACAAGCTTGACAAAAAGCCGTACAGCAAATAATTTTGATGCACCCGCTTGACCGCATCAAGAAGAAGAACGAGCCAACCGTTAGCATCGCGCTAATGAAAATGAAGCCCAAGTCGCAATACGCAGAACCAAAAGAAGACACGCCAATTGACATGAGCGAAGACGCAATGGAAGAAGAAGCACCCATGCGCGAAGAAGCAAGCAAAGACTCGTACGAAGAATGCCCCAAGTGCGCCAAGTACCAGATGCTAATTGGCGAAGCAATCGCGTACTACATGCAGAACAAAGAAGACTCTGAAGATAAGCCTGACACGCGCGAAGTAGAAGACGAAATTAACGCGCAAGCAGATTCGATGCAGGACTAACTGCTACACTAATTCGTATGAGCGTACCTCCGAACATGATGGGCGCAGGCCCAATGATCCCACCCCCGCCAATGGGCGCACCAATGGGAATGCCAATGGCACCACCCCCCGCACCAGGCGGCCCAGTTCCTCCTGCGGTTGCCGCGCTGCCGGGTATGGCTGAACTTGCGCAGGCACAAACGATGCAGATGGCGGATCATCAGCGCCAGATGCAGGCGATGCAACAGGAGATGCAGAATCAAATTATGATGCTAATCGCTTCGCTCCCTACGCCGAATCCGGCTGGTGAGGCTGCCGTGTCTACGCCGACGACTCCAATGATGAGTGGTGCTGGTGCTGGCATGGGTGACTCTGCCGCTCCGATGGGTGATGCTGACATGGGAACCCCACCGGGTGCCTACTAGTTCTACTGGTAGACTCTAAGAATGACTTACGTTGTTCCAACAACCGTTGTAGCAGCCGCACGAGGGTTTGCAACAGACTATAACGTCATCGTTAATGATGTTATTGACCACGAGACGCGCATTGTTGCGGTAGAGGCTATTGCTGCTGCGGTGCCGTACGCGAATCTTGCGGCTGACGTAAAGAACTTTACGCTCACTACGCCAGCGTTCACCACGAATGTGTACACGACAATTTTGACTGACGCGGATAACAAGCTTCTTCTGCTGACAAACGGTGCAGTAGCAGGATCACTCACAATTCCGCTTAATGCAAGCGTTGCGTTTGCCGTTGGCTGCCAGTTGAACTTGGTTCAGACGGGTGCGGGGCAGATTACTGTTAATCGAGCAACTACCGGCGTAACAATCAATGGTTCTACGACTGTAAACTATTTGTTTGCCCAACAATACGCAATGATTAGTCTTGTAAAGACTGCTACTGACACTTGGGTGCTAACTGGCGATTTCATCTAATGCCGTACACCGCCCCAACAACAGTAACTCCAGGCGTACCCATTACGTCTACGCTTCATAATTTGCTTGGTACGGACATTGTTGACCACGAGTCCCGCATCGGGGCGGCGACAACTACAATGACTAGTTTGCCGTACGCAAACCTTGCGGCTGGCGTAAAGAATTACACTATTGTTAGCGTTACTGCTAGTCGCGACCTGACGAGTGCTGATACTGAGAATAAGATTCTTATTTCAAGTAGTGCGTCAGACTATGTTTTGACCGCGCCGGGAAGTGGTTTTTTGGCTGGACAAACCATCAACCTTGCGCGTACCAGTACGGGCGCTTTGAGTGTGGTTGGCGCTAGTGGTGTACTTATTAACGGCTCTAGCGATACGCGCTCTTTAAATGCGGCGTACTCGTATGCGCAACTTATTTGTCTTGGTAAAGATTTTATTCTTGTAGGTGCTTATGTTTAATCGAAGTTTTTTGCGGCGAAGAAAAGTTAGTCAGCTTCCCCAGTCTTTTTTCCAATATTCGGCTGGGGCGGCAAACGATGTGTTTGGAATATCCTCTGCGTTGTCAAGTGATGGTACTACGGCAATTGTTGGGGCGTATGGTGATATTTCGTTTCAGGGAACCGCTGTTGTGTTTATTCGTAGCGGCAAAACGTGGACAGAACAAGCTTTGCTTAGTCAGTCCGGTGGTGCGGCTAATGATAATTTTGGTTATTCGGTTGACTTGTCGGATGACGGCAATACTGCTATTTGTGGTGTTCCGTATAGGGGCGCTACGGATACTGGTGCTGCTGTTGTGTTTACTCGTAGTGGTGCTACGTGGACACAACAAGCAGTGCTGACGTATTCGTCGGCTGCTGCAAACGACTTGTTTGGTTATTCGGTTTCTTTGTCTAGTGATGGCAATATGGCTATTTGCGGATCGCCAACAAGCGGAGCAAGCAATGGTAGGTCGGTTGTGTTTACGCGCAGTGGGGCGACTTGGACACAACAAGCAACATTGACACATTCGGTTGGGGCGGCAGGTGCCTATTTTGGCTGGTCGGTTAAATTGTCCACAGATGGCAGTACGGCAATTGTTGGCGCAAGATCAGATAGTTCTGCTGGGAACTTGAGAGGTTCTGCCGTTATCTTTACTCGTAGTGGGGTTACGTGGACGCAACAAACCACTTTAAGATATTCTGCTGCTGTTAATAACGATAATTTTGGCACTTCGGTTTCGTTGTCAAGTGATGGAAATACTGCAATTGTCGGAGCAGAAAACGCCGATCCGGGGGGGGTTTCCGCTGCGGGTCTTGTTGTTGTGTTTACTCGTAGCGGTGCTACGTGGACAGAACAAGCTGCGTTAACTTATTCGGGTAAAGCCACTAATGACTTGCTTGGATATTCGGTTTCTTTATCCGGCAATGGAGATGTTGCTCTTTGTGGAGCCTATGGAGGCAACGTTCCCGTGGCAGATGCGGGTATTGCAATAATGTTTACTCGTAACAATGGGGTTTGGGTTCAAGAATCAGTATTATCGTATTCTTCTGGCGTTGCCGGAGACGCATTGGGCCTTTCGGTTGCCTTGTCCAGAGATGGCAATATTGCAATTGCCGGAGCGCCCGGTATTGGTGCTGACGTTGGCGGCGCTGTTGTTTTCTACACTCACTAAACACGAACTGATACACTCACACTAATGGCATACACCCGACCATACGCAACCGGATTCGTAGACTATCCGCTCACCACCACACCAATCAATAGCACCGCGCTAAACATTATTGATGTTGGCGTAAAAACTGTTAGTGATACTGTGGATGCGTTTACTGGTGCGTGGACGGCTTACGTTCCGGCGTTGACTAACACTACGTCGCCTATTACGGTTGCTCGATACGTGAAGATTGGCAAGACGATTCACTTCTATGTTGTGTTGACGCTGACTGGTGCGCAGGTAACGGGGCTCCCAGGAATTGCGCTTCCCCCGTTTGCAATGCTTAGCACAAGCTCTGGCAACTTTGATGTAAAACTAATTGACTCGGGAGTCATATACTCTGGCGTTGGCGTTGCTGGTACAACCGCAAGGCTTGATTGTTACGCGCTTAACGCTGCCGGAACATACGCTGTAGTTGCTGCTACAACCAACCTTATTCCGTTTGCGTGGGGAGCCGCAGACCAGATCATTGTAAGCGGAACATACGAGTCTGCATAATGATCGAGTCCACCGACCCGAAAAAACTACTAGACCGATTCACAAAGTGCTGGAGCCAATCCTACGCCAAGCACACACAGAATTGCGAGTTCTACAAAAAGTGTGACGACGGATATAATGCTGTCATCAAGCCCTCTAGTAGTGAGTGGCAATCTGATTTGCATCCTCCGTACGCTTTGCAGATTATTGACATTATTGAATCTAACATTGTTGACGACCAGCCCGACATGCGCGTCGTCCCAGCACAACCAGACGACAGTAATGGTGCGGAACTATTGACGCACATTATTCGCCAGCAGCGTTACAAGGATAATTTTCCTGAGAAGTACGCTTTGTTTGTGAAGCAGTCTCTTATTCGCGGCATTAGCGTGGCGAAGATTCCGTGGATGGAAGAATGGCGCAAAGTCCCCACACCAAACTACAAGCCTGATCCGCTCGGACAGCGCCAGCCGTACCAGAATGTTCCGTACCGCCAACAGCCAGGATTCGTCAACGTAGACACTAATCACTTCTTGTGGGACGTTAACGCTACAAACCTTGACGATGCTGAGTATGTCTTTTTTCGCACATACGAATCTAAGCGTAGCCTTGAAGCTGCTGGCGTGTACGAAGATTTAGACAAGATTGAAGTGCAAACAACCCATATTGGGTTGGATGAGAAAGAGCGCCGTGGTCGAGTGGAAGTTGTGGAGTGGTGGTGGCGCGATGGTGCATCCATGCGCCTTACTGTGATTGCTAACAAGTCTACGATTATTCGTGATTGCATTAGCCCGTTCTGGCATGGACAGTTCCCGTTTGTGGTGGCGAACGTGATGCCGACCCCATTCTCGTTTCGCGGTAAGAGCATTGTTGAGATCATTAGTGATTTGCAGATTGCCTTGTGGGAGCTACAGAATCAACGCATTGACAACTCTAAGTTCATGGCTAACGCCGCTATGTTTGTTGACCCAAACACGGATCAGCAAGACATTCGCCTCTACCCAGGAGCCGTGATTCCGCTCCGCCCCGACCAGGTGCAGGCGTGGGTGCCTAACATTAGTATTCTCCAGCCGTCTGTGCAGGCTGAGGAGATGTTGAAGGGCGACTTGCAGAACATTACGGGTGCTGTGGGTTACTTGTCTGGTGCTTCTGGCACGGAAATTGATCAGACTACTGCTACGGGCATTAGTGTTATTAGTAACATGGCTGCTAAGCGCATTATTCGCATGAAGCAGCAGATTATGTTTGCTATGCGGCGTGCTGGTGAGCAGCAGATTGCGCTTAATCAGCAGCTTCTTCCCGGCCCGATTGCTGTTCGTATTGATCGTGATGCGGCTGAGGATTGGAAGATGGTTAGCCCTACTGACATTCAGGGACAGTACGACTATAGGGTTGAGGATGCAAACGAGTCGCTTATGCGGCAGGAGCGTCGAGCAGAGTCGCTTGCGTTTGCTAACTGGTTTGGTCAGAATTACGCTTTGCTCGTCCAGTCCGGGGTACAGCCGAACATGCGGCGTGTAGCTGAGGATGTTATTCAGGCATTTGATGAAGACCCGAAAGAGTATTTGGGTAATGATCCTTCTTCGCCGGACGGCACACAAGTGCAGAACCCGCTCTTGGTCGGAGGGCCGGGTCAGTCACAGCCGGGGGCGACAACCCCATTTGGCGGTGCTGCTAGTTCTGGTATGGCCCCTGGGTTTCCGCCTGAACTCGCTGCGCTTTTCGGGGCCGTCCCCGGCGCTAATCCTTCTCAACCATAGTTATCCGACCAAACCGACCTTCCGACCGGAGGAACAATGAGCAGTAACGATACGACGACAGAAACCGATCCGATTGCTGAGGCGATCCTGTATGGTGGAAACGTGCCGCCAGCTCCAGAAGTAAATTCTGGTGCAGATGTTGAACCGGAATCTGGTGCAGATATTGCCGTAGAAGAAGAACTCTTGCTTGGCAAGTTTAAAACGTCTGAAGACATGGCGGCTGCGTACCAGAACCTAGAACGCGAGTTCACACAAGCCCGTCAGCGCGCCATTGACCTTGAGTCTCTGCTCGACGACGAGCCAGACGAGGTTGCCCCCGCGTGGAACTCCGCCTTTACTGGCGCTAACCCGCAGAACGAAACTGAGCTTGTTAGTTGGGCCGAAAGTAACCCTGGTGCTGCCGCACAGTGGGCTATTGCCAATGGTGATCGTGTTGGTCAAGACACTGTTACGGCTTTGTGGGAGCATTGGTTTGAGGTCAAGCCAACTGAGGCTATGGCGTGGTACACGACGCAGCAGACGCAGACGATTGCTTCGCAGTACGAGGGTCGCATTGCAGAGTTGCAAGAGCAGATCGCTCCGTTGCGGGATCAGCAGACGCAGGCTCTTTTTGAGTCTAGTCTTGACTCGCTAGAGGGCCAGATTCCCGATCTTGCTGATTATAGTGAGAAAATCCAGGCATATATTGACAATATTCCTACGGATCAGCTTCACTTGGCGTTCTTCCCGCAAGGGATGGACACACCAGAGAAGATTCAAGAAGGCGTTAAAAGTTTGTATGCGATTGTTCGTATGCGAGAGACACCTTTGCAGTCCCTACAGCAGGGTAGTGTTAATCAGAATGCGTTTACGCAGTCTCGTCAAGGCGTTGCCGACAACGGGCCTGTGGATTACGATGCTAAGATTAATGCTGCTATCCTTCAAGGATAGAGAGCCGACCAGTACGACCATCGTGGCCCAACCCGACCGTTGGACAACCGCAAACCATCATCCATCATCTAGTTAGAAAGGTTAGGTTACAATTTAATGCCTACCATCCTTACTGGGGTAGTTGACGACGCGGATATTCTGTCCAATCAGCGTGTCGTTGATATGTCCCCAACCATCGCCCAGCTTGAGCCTGATGAGGCTCCGCTCACGACGATGCTCCAGAAGACGAGTAAGCGCGCTGCTTTCTCGCAGAAGGTTGAGTGGCTGTCGGACGAACTCGTCCCACGCCTCACGACTCTCAGTGCCTCGGCTACCTCGGCGGCTACGGCCCTGTCGGTTGCTACTGGTACTGGCACGTACTTTCGTCCCGGCGATGTGATTCGCATTGCGTCCACGGGCGAGAACTGTGCCGTTAGTGCCGTGTCTGCTGACACGGTGTATCTCGTCTCTCGTAGTCTTGGTGGCGTAACGGCTGTTTCGCCGTTGCCAAGCCCGATCACGAGTGTTTCTGCCGCAAACGGCGTTGACCTGATTAAGGTTGGTAATGCTGCCGCCGAAGGCGCAACTCTTGGTACGCTCATTCAAACCAAGAAGGTTGCTAACTACAACTACGCACAGATTCAGCGTGACCCGTGGGGCTTTACGAACACGTTGGTCGCGTCGAAGCTGTACGGTGGCCCGGAGCCTGCTAACGAGGCTAAGAAGAAGCTGATTGAGCATAAGCGCCAGATGGAGAACACTCTGTTCTGGGGCGTGCGCGATCTGGTTACGACTGGTTCGGCTCCGATTGGTTACGTCGGCGGCCTGTACCAGTACATCCAGTCCAACCTGACGGCTAGCGTTGGCGATCTCACAGAGAAGATCTTTGAGACGTTCCTTCGCAAGGCGTTCCGTTACGGTTCGCAGAACAAGGTTATGTTCTGCTCGCCACTCGTCGCTTCGGCGCTGTCGAGCTTCCCGCAGGGTAAGCTTGCTCCGCCGTCTCCGTCGATTGACACGTTTGGCGTGTCGCTGAGCAAGTATCAGTCTGCTTCTGGTGCAATGGTTGACATTGCTATCAAGCGCGATTGGTACGACTTTGCGTCTACTGGAAACCAGTACGGCGGCATTGGTGTCGTCGTGGACATGGACGACATTACGATGCGTCCCCTCCGTGACACGGTGCTGAAGCCGGATCGTCAGGCGAACGATGAGGACTCCATTAAGCAGGAGTACCTCACTGAGTGGTCGCTTGAGATCGGCCTTGAGAAGAAGCACGCTATCATCTCTGGCATTACCGGCTACTAAGCCAACAAGTCTGGGAGAGCCGCTAATACTGGCGGCTCTCCCAGCACGATTTTCCTACCGACCAGGAGCAACAAATGCGTTTTGTTAGTAAGAGTTCTAATTTTACGTTTATCGCTCAGCCCGACAAGGTTCAGATGGTGCTTGGGCCGGGTGGCGTAATGATTCCACAGACCATTCAGCCTGAAATTGTGTGTGATTTTGTGCATGGCATGTGTCGCCCCGACGAGTCAATGATGGCTGCCGAAAAGTGGCTAGGTTTGGGCGCTCGTCGAGATGGTAGTCCTGCTGCGTTTGGCGCTGGCCCTTCCGTTTCAAGTGGTGTTGTTAACGGTGTTGCGCATGATGGTTTTAATCCGATGATTAAGTTTAGTGTCTTTGACACGGAAACCATCCCTGACGAGGCTAGCCGCAAGATTGCTGAGGAGCGTCTTCTTACTGATTCGGCTAACGGAAACTACTACATTCTTGTTAGCGATAAGAAGCTTGATCCGCCGTGGCCCACGTACGAGAACTTGAAGGGCGTTAAGGGCGCTCCGGTGTCCAAGCAGGTTACGGAGATGATTCGTAACGGTGGCTTTGATCTTGATTACGTTTCTGCGTACGAGGCTGCTCGTGAGAATCCGCGTCAGGACGTTATTGACGCAATTGAGGTTCTGCGTGGAGAACTTATTGCTGAGGCGAATGAGGATGCTTCGCTTCGTCGTGAGATTCCAGCCTAGTAGTGCATAACGATATTGCGGCTCATAAGGCGAATGTTCTTCGTCATGTGACTGTTGTGATGCCGTGGGGTGGCGAGAAGGAGCATTTGTTAAGGGATGCTATCCGCTCGTTGCCTCGCGGCATTCGTTTTGTTATTGCCAAGAATGCTGGGAAGCATGAAATGGCTACTGCGTTTAATGCGGCTATAGAAAGTGTACGTACAAAGTACACCTTTATTATGGGTGCCGATGATGTAATTGATTCTAAGACGCTGTGGCGATTGTGGGAGGCGGCTATTGGTGCGGATGGTGCGTATCCGTGGATGCTTGTGTTTGGTTATAAACGTTATCGAATGCTTGCTGAGCCGTGGTGTCCTCGCCGCCTGCAAGACGCAAACTTGTGTGGCGTAATGCTTGTCAAAACTGACGCTATTCGTAGCGTTGGTGGGTATCGCGATGTTGCAATTGAAGATTGGGATATGACGTATCGGTTGGGGAAAGCTGGCTATCGCTTAAACCCTGCTCCGCTTGCGCGTTACGGGTATCGTCAACAGTATGATGGTTTGCATCGTTCTACAATGCGCGAAGCAAATAAGCTTGGTATGGACTGGCCCGACCTAGCGCCTTATGAGACGCGCGTAGAGGTGCCTGCCGTGTTCTACGAGTGGAGACTTGATGGAACGGGTTACGTGCGCTCCGAACTTGCCTCACGCACCACAAAGAGCGTTGTGCGCACAAGCCTAGATCAATACGATAACCATCAAGCAAAGTCGTGGGTGTTTCAATATCCAAATTCTGATGCGCAAGAGTTCTGGGACATAGCAAAAGCGCTAGGCAAACGCCGCATTGTGGATGTTGACGATAATTATGTGTCGCCAGAATTAGAGCAAGTTGTGCGCGAGTTTCACCCAGAGAATGCGGATAGGTGGGCAGAACGGCAAGAGTCGCACCGCCAGATGGTTCGTGAGGCTGACGGTGTTATTTGTGCAACCTTTGCTTTGGCTGACGTATACCAAGAGTTAAACAAGAACATTATCGTTTGTGAGAACACCGTTGATCCGTCTGATTGGAATTATTCTTCGTCAAAGAAGAAGATAGTTGGCGTTGTGTTGTCTCAGAATCACCTTAAAGACATTTCGCTAGTAGAAGAAGCGTGTCGAGCCGCGTCAAAGATTAAGGGAGTTGAGGTACAGGTTGTTGGGCTTGACCCAGATTGGGACTTCTCTTACACAAGCTTTGGGTTTACTCCTAGCATCTCGTCGTATCGTCGTGTTTTGTCTAGGTGGAGCATTGGTCTTGCGCCTGTTATTGATAATGATGTTACGCGCTGTAAGAGCGACTTGAAGTGGCTGGAGTTTACGATGAGTAAGGCTGTGCTTGTGGCGAGCGACTCTGAAGCGTATAAGCGTGTGCCGGATGATTGCATTATGCGAGCTACAAACGCACAGGAGTTTAAGGATCGGGTTGTGTCCTTGTTGCGTGACGAGTCTAGGCGTAAACAATTGTTGCGTGCTTCTACGTTGCACGTGAAACAAAACCGGCTTGTTGGCAATGAGTCGTTGCGGAACAGGTACAATACACTATTAGTATGAAAGTCATCGAACATCAGGCGTGGCGTAGGCCCATTCTTGCGCACGCAGAAGAAACATACGACCTTGTAGCCGGAGAGCCTAAGCGTGCCATTATGTGGTACATCCACGGTGAGCATCAAGAGGAAGATCAGAAGCGTCTTGCCCAGGGTCTTGCGTGTGGGGATTGTCTTAGCGTGTTTCCGGCTCGACCAGCGATGGAGAACTTGCGGGATTGGCGACCAATTTCGCACGAGTGGAACACGATCCGCACGCCTAGCGAAGTGCTTGCCCTTGTTGTCCAGGGGCGTTGCCCTACGTGTGGCAGCGAAGTATCTCCAGAGATGCACAACGTTATGCACCGTGGACTTGACCCGTTCCGACCACGAGGGATGGATAGCTAGTGACTACATTTGCCCAGCTTAAGGCGCGCGCAGAGAACCTTGCTCTTGCTTCTGACGATACTGAAGCTGGCTTGTGTGTTAATGATGCGTTGACGGACATTGTTGTTACGTCGCAACTCAAAGTTACAGTGTCAAACGAGTCGCTTACGAGTGGTCAGTCGGTGTACGACATTAGTTCCGACTTTGCGATCACAGACTTTGGTGCGCTCCAGTACCTAGAGTACCTCGCTCTTGGCGCAACACAATCGTACATTCTTGAACCAATTGCTGCTGATGAGATTCTTGCGCTGACTGCGACTAATCCTATTGGTGCTGCTCGACAATACGCATTCTTGGGCCTAGACACGATTCGCTTGTGGCCCGTTCCGCAGGCAACCGGGGACATTCTGAGGGTGTATTACGCTCAGACACCAACAGCGTTGTCTGCCGATGGTGATATTCCTAGTGACATTCCATCCCAATGGCATTGGCTTATCACCATTGGTGCCGCTGCTCGTCTTGCCGACGCGGTTGGTGAGGATCAGAACCTCAGCATGGCGCTTGACGCTAAGTTCCAAGCCGGGATGATTGCGTTCCAGAAGTTTATGACTCGTCGTTCGGGCCGCACGGCTCGTCGTATCCAGGTGGGTTTTCTTCGCAATCCGCGCCGCCCGTTCCACGACAATTCGACGTATTATTCTCCTGGCTCGCGCTAATGGCTGGAACCCTAAAATACGTTTCGCACGCCAACTTTGGGCTTGGCATGATTCAAGATTCGCCGCGCCACTTGTTGCCGGAAGGCGCTGTGTGGGATGCGTCAAACGTTGTAGTTACTCGTTCGGGTTCGCTTGCCAAGCGTGGCGCGTCCACAAGCGCGATTCTGGCAAAGTCGAGCATTGTTCCTAAGAGTATTGGTGCGCAGAAGTCTGCCGCTGTTGATGGTTTGTCTAGGCTTTACGCTTTGTCGCTTAATGGTTCAACTGGCGTTACGGTTAGTTCGCTTGATCTTGCGTCTACGCAGCAACCATTGTATTCGTTTAACTCGTCTTTAACGACTAGTGCTTTTGGTGCGAATCCTGTTGTGTTTGGTGATTCGTGTGTGTTTAGTCTTGATGGTGCTAGCACTCTTGCGTTTTGTGGTGGGCAAAGTATGCAAAACGCTGTTGAGTTTTCCGCAGCAAGCGTAAGCATTGCTATTACTGCCGGGTCTAACTCCTTGCCTGTTGGCGCAAGCATTGCCCCCCAGTGCGCCGTTGGCGGGTATGTTCACCTAAGTATTGTTGGCACAAGCGAATACACAGGACGCATTGTCGCCCTTGACGCTACAACAATTACCGTTGATCCGCCTCCTACTACCGCGTTTACCGCTACAAGCTTTGCTTTCTACCCCGTTCTCCCTATGGTCGGTACGCGCAACGGGCTTAGTGGTTCTAACGGGGCATACCCTATTGCCGCTGGTTGTGTCGGCACGTTCTCTAGTGGTCGAGATACGCGCCTGCTTCTTGGCGACGTAACGATTTTTACAACAACGGGCGCTACTTCTACTAGGTATCCAAATCGTGTTATGTGGAGCGCGCGCGAAAAAATGGACGCTGCGACACCAAACTGTGACGGTTTGATTCAAGCAACCAGGGCAGGTTGGCCTCAGCTTAACTATATTGACATTGAAGACATGGATCGAATCCTTGCTCTTGTCCCAATTGGTTCGGGAAACTTGCTGGTTGTGGGTGGTAATCAGTGCGTGATGCTTAGTGGTGCTTTGACGACGCAGATTGAAGCAAGCGCGGCAAACCTGGCAAAGAATGATCTTAGTGTAACGATTCGCGCGTTTCCCCAGCGCGTCGGTTGTCTTAGCGCCAAGAGTGTGCAGGCTACCGCTAAAGGCGTGATGTTTGCGTCTCGTGATGGCGTGTACCTTACGGATGGTTCAAAGCTCGTAAACACTATGGATGGTCGGATCACTAACTTTTGGAGTGAAAACAATGATCCTATTAATCCTATTATTTGGGACGCTTCGTTGTGGGACGGCCCGGATGTATGGAGCGCCAGTGCTGGCAACGATGCCGTAAACGGGTCAGCCAACATTAACGATAGTCACTATTTTATTAGCATGGCTAAGCAAGGCTTCTTTTGTGACATGCGTTCTGGCTTTGCTTGGACAAGAGTTCCAGCGTCAGAGCTTCAGATTGGTGGCAGCGTCACTGACCCGGAGCAGACAAGTAATCGAGTGTACGCTTTCCCCTCTAACTACGCAACTAGCGCTCCGTCAAGTATGGATCGCATTATGCGTCTTGATCCTGTTGTCATTCCGTCTAGTGGCGTTATTGACGCTGACGGGACAGGCTTTACTTCGTTCTTTGAGACAAGGGCGTATGTTGAGGGTGATCCTGCGCAGAAACGTAGGTTCCGTCATCTGCTTGTGACGTTCCAGGCTGCGTTGACGTACGGCTTGTTTCCGTCTAGTACGTTGTATCCGGCACAACCACAGGGTGCTTCCGGCTTGTCTATCTTGTCTGGCGCTTCGTTGTACCCTTCGTCGCTTTACAATGCTGGCTTTGATGTGGATGCGTGGGAAGGACTCGACCCCGACACCTCCGCTGCCCCTGTGTCTTCGTCTAACACAACAAGTTCTAGCTTGACTAGTCAGACTGTTCGGTACGATTCTCAGATTATTTCTAACGCGGTTTCGTATCGCGTGACAACTACTGGCACTCCGTCTAGTCTTGTGTTTTACGAGTTTACAAACGCCCTTAATCAGTTGCGTCCTGGGCGTGTGAGTGACTAGTGGCTAACGATCTTGAAGCTCCTAAGCCGTTTGTGCCTAGTGGTTTTGTTGATGGAAACAGGCTGGATGCGGGTGGCATTGAGCAGATGCGGTTTGGGTTGGCTGGTTCGGGGCCGCTTGCTAAAGCTGTGCTTGATTCTAATATCATTGGCGCTAGAGCGCAGTTAGGACTTGGAACCGCCCCCACGCTTGCTTCCGTTTCTGGAATAATTAGCATGTATGGTGGCACTGTTCTTCCGGCTGGATACTTGTGGTGCGATGGTTTACCGTACGACAAAGCCGTGTATCCCGGCTTGTTTACAGCTCTTGGTGTTAATCGTTATGGCGTTGATACGGCTACCCAGTTTTATTTGCCTAATCTTACGAGTCATCTTCCTCGCGGCGCTGCGACTACGGGTGGTGCGGTCACTACAAACAACAACAATACTCCTAATCATTCCGTTAATGCCACAACCGCTAATGCTGCCGCGCCAACCACAAACAGCGACGGCAACCATAACCATAGTATTAGTGCGAGTGCGGCTACTGCTGGTGGTGGTGGTCATGGGCATAATAATAATGGTGCAAACACAGGCGGGCCTGCGGGTAATATCAATCGCGGTATTACTGGTGCGGTTTCTGCGGTGGCAACAAGTGGTCATACTCACGGAGTAAACGGAGCATCAACGTCTAGTAATGCTGAACATAATCATACGGTAAATGCAACCGCAACCACAAACGGCGATGGGGCGCATAACCACTCTCTTAGCGCTGGAGCAATAACGGTTACAAGCGGAACAATTAATAATGCTGTGTACGTTCCCGCTTTTGTTGAAGTCAACTACATAATTAAAACGTAAGGAAAGTATGCCAGAAATTATTTTTATCCCAGCAAACAAAGATGTACTTAATCGTTTTCCCGCGCCTCGACCAGCATCAGAGTTTCTTCCACAATGGTACAAGGATCAATCTGCATGGACAAGTGATTCAATGACGGTTGGCGAAAATGGAACCACCAATAGCACTATCAAAAAGTGTATGCCAATTTTGGATGATATGACGGCGGGGTACATTGTTTGTTTGTCGTCAGATATTCTTTTTTCTTTAGAAGAAGACGGCAATCCTCGTGTTGATTGGAGCGTAACTAATTGTCCGGCTTTTATTTCCACTCATTCACCACAACAAGTATCGTGTGTTCCGGTTGCAGACGAGTATTGTCCGTTACCCTTTAAGTTTCAAAACTCTTATCGTATTACTACTCCGCCCGGATACTCGTGCCTGTTTAGGCATCCAACGTGGATTAACCCAGCATCTCCCTTTTTGTGTTTTTCTGGGGTTGTAGATACGGACGCGCATCCTATCCCCGTAGAGTTCCCATTTTTAATTAAGAAGGGTTTTGCTGGTGTGATTGAAGCAGGAACCCCAATTATGCAAGTTATTCCTTTTAAGCGACAAAAGTGGACTAGTCGTGTTGAGGGAGAGGATAATGAGGCTGGCGCAATAGAGTTTGATAAGACTACTGTTAAGTGGAATAATCGTTACAAGAATAATTTTAGGAGTGTGAAATCGTGGAAGTAGATAATGCTATTTTGTCTTTAGCGTGTTTAGCGCGTGTTTATCATGGTGCGTCTGTTGAAGATGCTGGAATGTTGGCTCGTAAAGCAATTGAGGTTGCTGGTGTTAACGCTGATGAAGTTGATCTTATTGACGCATTAAATGATGTGTGGGCTGCGAGCATGGTTGCCGGAACTTTTGTTCCCATTGTGGCGTTTGATTTGGTTTATCCCTTAAGTCCTAAAGCAGAAAAAACTTTGTTTGCTTCTAGCGATGAGGAAAAACATGAAGCATCGCATTGGCCCGACGAAGAACACGTTATTCCTAAGCGGTACAAAGACGCTAATCTGGTTGCTCGTAAAAAGAATCGTGCTAAGAAGCGTCGTCATTGGGACAAACCATGATGAGTTTGTTTGTGCCGACTGCTCTATGGGTATACTAATACTGTGACCTCCACGCTCTACGCACCACAACGAGTTAACTACAAACCAACAATGCCTGCCGGACTACCCGCAAGCATTGATCCACGCAAAGTCCTGCTCGAATCCTTGAAGAAGCTGGGCGATAAGAAAACGACTGGGATTATGAATCAGTCGCCTGCTGCTGTGATGGGTGCGTTGACTAATCCTGGTGATGTTGGTAGTGGGATGAAGGGTAGTATTCTTGGTGGCGTTGAGTCTCGCGCGCGGATGATGGGTGGCAACTAGTGGCTGCGTCTACTATTAAGATTCCAAAGGCACCAGTCGTCAAGCCTATTGCTAAGGGTACTTCCACAAGTAAACCTGACGCTCCTAACACTACTGTTACGCCTAAGAATCTTTCCGCAACGCTTCCAAAGAACGCTAGTCTTTACCAGCGGTACACCGACCCAATTACGGGTGCTAAGTACCAGTATGTTAATGGTGCTTGGAAGATGACAAGTGGTGCTACTGGCACTGCTCTTGGTCGGCTCCCACTGACAACTCCTCGTCTTACTGGTTCTGAGTCTACTGGTAGCACCATTGCCACCCCTCCCGCCCCGGCGCCTGCCCCTCGCGCTCCGTTTAATTATGCTGACGCTTATTATGCCGCGCCTGGGTATAGCGAAAGCATGGCTGGTATTAACGCGCAACAGGCTGGTGTTGGGTCTAAGTACGGGTTTACTGTTCGTCGAGATACGACTACTGGTTCTCCGTCGTACGGTGGCGCGTATTACAAGGTTAAGGGTGCCGCTGAAGGGTCGGGAACTATTACGGCAAAAGTTAATCCGACTGATGGCTCGTACGTGTATTCGGACACTGCGGGTAAGATTTACACTCCGCTTGAGCTTGACATTGATGTTGTGACCATTAAGCCCGGTGAGGCCGGTTATCTTGGGGGCGCGCTTGGCGGCAACATTGCCCAAAGTGATCTTAATATGCGCAAACTAGGTGATGCTGCTGCTCAGAGTGGTGTTGGCGCTAGTGGTATTCGTGGCTCTATGGCTTCACAAGAGGGTGCGGCTCGTGCTGCTCGCGAGTTTGGCTTGTATGGTCAGGGCATGGCTGATCTTGGCGCTACAACTGCTAAGTACGCTGATCTTTACCGCACTATTTTTGATTCTATTAAAGGTCAGGCCGCTGACTACAATTCTGCTCCTGCTCCCGCCGCTACTCCTAGTGCGCCTACTGTTGTTATTCCCGATGCGGCTGCGCCAAATACTAATCCAAATACGCAGACGGGTCTTGTGCCTGGGCAGGCTCTTAGTGGTGGGCCTGAGGGACAGTTTATGGGTCAGGCTAATGCAATTGTTGCGCAGCGTGATGCGCCGTATTCGCAGATTAAGACTTCGTTGTTGGGGTTGAAGCGGTTTAATTTGACTCCGCAGCAGATTCGGTGGATTGATGATTGGATTAAGAATAATGTTCCTAAGCCGTTGAGTCCTGCGCAGAAGAAGGTTGTTGCTGATGCTAAGGCTAAGATTGCTAAGGGCAAGGGCAAGTAATGGGTAAGGTAGACTAGACTCATGGCTTTTGACGTTACTCAGTTTGGATTGTCTCCAAAGCCGGGTTATACCAATTGGGGAACAAGCATTGCTGTTCCTAATGCTGATAAACCCAAGAAAGAGCCTTACAAGTTTGACGGTTCTAAGGCTCCAAAGGGTTCTAAGCCTACTTCTAATACTAGCGCTTCTAGCAGTAGCGGCACTAGTAGTGGCGGTGGTGGCGGCGGCTCGACAACTCCAGACAAGCTTACCGCTGCGGAAAAGAAGGCCGCTAGGGACAAGAAGATTGCCGATCAGAAGGCTGCTAATGCTGCGGCTAGGGCAGAAAAGAACAATCCGCTTTTAGCTCCGTACAAGTCTCCCGCTCAGTTGCGCAAGGAAGCAGCGGATCTTGCTGCTTTTAGTGTTGCTAGTGAAGATTCTCTAAGAAGTCAACAGGCTTTGCAAGAAACGGGGCTGACTGGTCTTAGTACAGCTCTTGGTAATCGTCTTGGTGGTTTGAATACGGAGTACCGAGCTACGCTTAGTGGTCTTGGTAATGCTTATGGTGGCAGCGCTGCTGCTACTACTGCGGCTACTAATGAGCAGCTTATTGCTTCTGGTGCGCCTTCAAGCGTTGCGCCTGTTGCTGCTAATCCGATGCTTGGTAATACGATTGCGCTGTTTGGTGCTGTTCCTTCGCAGTACGCCACAACTGCTGCTGCTACTGGTGCGCAGCTTGTTGGTAGTTCTCGTGCCGCGTTGCAGAAGTCGCTTACGGATCGCGCTAATACTGTTAGTGCTAATACGGCTAAGTACTTGTTGGCGTTGCGTGACACTGAGTACAATAAGGCTATTGCAAAGGTTACTGCTGAGCAGAATGCTGCTCGTCTTGGTGTTGATGCGGAGTATAAGGGGGGTCAGCTTGGTGTTGCGCAGAGTAGGGCGGCGACGGCTGCTGGTCAGCTGACTCGTCAGATTGAGAAGGATAAAAAGGCTGGCAAGACGGCTGGGTCTACAATTAAGACTGTTCAGAGGGGCATTCTTGCTAATCCTAATTCGTGGACTGAGCCTACTTATTCGTCTAATGACTACGAGTGGACGTTTGCTGTTGGGCCGGGGCAAACGGCTACTGGTATTGGGCCAGACAGAGATACTGCAATTAAGAACGCGCAGGCTTCCGGTGCCTTGACGGCTGATGTTGTTGTGCAGAATCGAGGCAATTCGTCTTGGGGTACGCAAGGCAACGCAGTTAAGGTAATTCCTAAGTATGAGGATGTTCAAGCCCAGCTTATGAGTATCCTTGTTAATGCTGGCATGGGGCCAAAGAAGGCTAGTGCTTGGATTGCTACGTTTATGCCGGGTGTGGCTAGGCTTCCTCGTGCTTAGTTTGTGTTGCCGTGTGAGTGCGTATACTGTGTAAATGGCTAAGAAGGCTACTCCTAATCCGCTGCTTAACGCTCCGGTGGTTAATCCTAAGCCTAGTGTTAAACCAAAGGTAAAGCCAAAGGTTCAGGCGGCTGCTAAGCCGGTTCTTGATTCTAGTTACGAGTTTGTTTTTGATCCGTCTGGGTGGCAGAGCCATGAGGCGCAAGCTGTTCGTGCTTTGTATGCGGATCATACGGGTGGACAAGATCTTGCTGCTCAGCCAGATCCGCAAGAAGCATTAAAGGCTTCTGGTGTTATTAAGCCGCCTACAAGTAGTCGTGGTCGAGCGTTGGATCGTGGTGCTACGAGGAATGTTTATTCTTCTGCTCAGGACGCGCTTGACGCTTTGGGTTCTTGGATGGACGACAATCCTATCCCAATATTTGGTGATCCGACTAGCAAGGTTGGTAGGGATTTAAAGCCTGGGCTTGATTACCTTAGTAAAGAAGCTGGCGATTTTATTGGCGAGTTGACGGGCAAAGATGTTGTTAAGGGCATTGCGGCTGCTGGTACTGGTGGTTTGACGCAGCTTTTGGAGCTTGCTTCTAATGTTCGGGTTCCTCTTGGCATTCCCGGTAGTAAGGGGAAGGCTCCGACTATTAGTGTTGGAGAGGCGCTGAAAGCTCCGTTTAAGGCTGCTGGCTCGTTGGCTGCCAAGTTTCCCGATGCGTATATTAATGCTAATAAAGGTCAGGCTGGTGCGCCTGGTTTGACTGCGAAGGCGTTGCAGGCTGATCCAAAGAATGTTGCTGGGGCTGTTGCTAGTGGTATCACTAAGAGTGCAGAATTGTTTTCTGCTATGCCTATCTTGTATGGCAGTGCTGCTCCGGTAGACAAGGATTATCTTAGTGCTGGCGATATTAACGTCAAGCTTGAAGACATTGCGGCAAATACGAATAAGTACATTGATGCTGCGTCGGATGATAAGTCCAAGTTTACTGATGATCCTTTTGTTAATCAGCTAGCGGATAAAGTAATTGCTGGTGGGTTGTTGGCAGAGGAAATTAATCTTGAGTTGCAGTCGGCTGAGGAGCAGCAAACGTGGAGTGGTTTTGCGGAGCCGGACATTAATGCGATGCAGATTCGTGCTGCAAAGAATGGTTGGGCTTTTGATCCGTTGAAGCCGAGTGGTAAGGCGGCTTGGCGTAAACTTACTCCTGCCGAGTGGTTGTATTACGCTTATACGAAGAATAGTTATTGGCCTGTTCTTGGTCGTAGCCTTATTCGTGCTGCTGCTCTTACTGGTTTGGCTCCTGCGGGTATTATTGGTATGGCTGCGTCTGGCGTTAAGTATGCTGGTGGCGATCCAGAAGACGCGGAAATGATGATTAAGTACGCTCTTGCTCCGATTAAGACGTTTCAGGCTGATAGTGAACGGTATGGTGTTGGTGCTGCGTTTAAGAATGCGCTTCGCGACCACCCAGATCAAGTTGTTTTGGCGATCTTTACTGCTGCTCGTGGTCTTGGTGCCGCTGGTGGCATTGCCGGTCGAGCGGGAGCGTTTGGTAACGCTGGTAGGCGTGTTGCTGCTAAGAATGTTGCTGTTACTGTTCCGGGCGAAGGCGTTACTATTAAGACAAAGGTTTTGCCGCCTGCTCCTATTGTCGAAACCCCCGATGTTCGGCTTGGCCCTGGTAGTTTGGGTTCGTTGACGGCTGATCGTCAAGCTGCGCGCGTTGCGGCGCAAGCTGAGTCTGATGCGCAGTTTGCTGCTGATGTTGCTAGTGGCAAGATTGAGGCAACTATTGTTGATTCTCCACCTATTAATGCGCCTGTTGAGATTGGTGTTACTACGGGTAACTTGTTGGACATTTTCTTTTTGCGCGCCGTTAAAGCTCCTCTTGCGCGTATCAGCACTCCTTACCGTGGACGCTTAGCGTCTAAGGCTGCTGAGGCTAAGGTTCGTCGCCAGTATAATGTTGAGCAGGGTATGCGGGTTGAGATTCGTGCTGCTCTTAGTCGTCCGTTTGGTCGAGCGCCTACGCAACTTGAGTTGGATCGTACTGGTTTTAATCTTATTTATGCGGGGCAGAGTCTTAAGGGAGAAAAGGTTACGCCTGGTTGGATGGCTAAACAATTCCAAGCTGCCATTGATGAGTACAGGATTAAGCAGAATAAGAACATTGATCTTTTTAATGAGACTACGGGCAAAATTGAAAGTATGCCCGAACAGGCTGCGCAAATAAAGCTGTGGGAAGATCAGATTACTTATCATAAACAGCTTGATTCTGTAGTTATTCCCGAAGCTACGATGGCTGAGGTGCGTGCTATTGCTAAGCCGTTGGGTGAGGAGAATACGCGCATTGTTGCAGAGATTCTTAAAGAGGATGTTACTGCTACTAAGCGTGCTAACTATATTCGGCTTATTGCTTCTAATAATGATCTTCAAGAGTTGGGCAAGCTTCTTCAGGCGGAACGTAACGCTAGTCGCAAATCGCTTATTAAAGCGCAGAAGAAGGCTCGCGAGCTTGCTGCGGTTTATGCGGAAAAGGTTACGCCTGGTGGTGTTGGGGCTAAGAGTCGTCCTAAAAGTGTTGCGGATCAGGCGCAGAAGAAAGCTAATCTTCTTGCTGCATTAGTTGAGGCGCGCGATGCGGCGCTTAAGGTTTCTAAGGACAAAAGTCTTGATGATGCTACTCGTCAAGAGGCTCTTACTCTTTCTGGTAGGTATGGCGATGCGGCTGCGCGTCTTGAAGCTAGTGGGGCGGGTGTGGCGGATCGAGCGGCTGCCGATGCTGCGATTGTTGCGGAGATTGATGCGCTTACGTTAAGCGACGAGGCTGCTGCTGGTCTTACGCCAGAAGCACAAGCGGCGTATAGCGCGGCGCAAGCAGCAGAAGCCGCTCGTGCTGCGCAGGCTAGTGTGGTTTCTGGTCTTGAGGCTCGGCGTGCTGCGGCTCTTGGTCAGGTTGCTCCGCTTGTCGGAACCCAGCCGCTTAAGTCTGCTAATGCGGCTGCTGTGCGTGCTGCCCAAACTAGGGTTGATAAAGCCGCTAAGCGTGTAGAGGATATTAGTGCGCGTACGCTGCCTAGTAAGAAGGAACTTGCTGCTGCTACTGCTGAGCTAGATGCGGCTGAGGCTAGGCTCGCTAGGCTTGGCGTTGTTCAGGAAGCCGACGTTGCTCTTGCTGGCGCTAGGGGTTCGCTTGCTTCGTTTACGCAGACTCGTAATGCTCGTGTGCGTGAAGTAAAGGCGATCATTGCAAAGAATAAGCCGGTGCTTGATGTTGAGGAAGTAACTATTAGTGTTGATGTTGCCCAGGGTATTGCGGGTATTCGCGTTAAGCGTAAGAAGGATTATGTTTTCTTTAAGATCGAGCAGGCTAAGAACGAAGTTCTTGATGATTTTATTGCTCGCATGGAGGGCTTAGATCAGCAAGCCTTGTTGCATGTGATGGTTACGCCGGATACGTTGCGAGCGTTTGACCGTGGTTCTTATGTTGGGCCGCGTGTTATTGATACAAGTCCTACGGCTAGGATTCGTAGTGGTCGTTTGGTTGAGAGTCAGGGCATTCTTTTTAAGTCTGGTTTGGAGCAGGCAAACCTTTGGGAACGCTTGTTGTTTGATACTGCCGAGTTAAAGAATGCGCAAGGTTGGCAGCGTAAAATTGGAGATTTTGTTAACGCTACGTGTCTTCCAATTCGCCCTTCGCAGAGGGCGCTTGACAAGGCCGCTGAGTACGAAGCGGGTGGTATGTCTTGGCAGGATGCCTTGAGTGAAGCTGTTGCTGATGAGGGCGTTGTGTATGCGGCTAATAAGTTTAAGATTATTCGTCGCGCCGATCCTCGTGGTGGTATTCCTTCGGAGAATATTCAGCTTGGTGCGGCTAGGACTGTAGCTCCGCAAACAGTTGAAGATATGTTTTTGAGTTACATTAGTTTTGATAAGTTGGGTGATAACGAATACTTGTTGATGCCGAAGGGTGTTTACGATGGCATTCAAGATGCGATTAGGAACCAGTCGTTTAAGTTTACCCCTGGTTCGTTTGGCAGTGGTGCTAATAAGCTTACTCGTGCGTGGCGCGACTTAACGCTAAATGTTTTCCCGAAGACTGCGTTTAATAACTTTGTTGGTTCTGCAATTCTTGCGTTTCAAGCTGGCGCTACGCCTCTTGATTTCTTTTATGCGTATCGAGCAATTATGGGTAGGGTTGAAAAGAATGGGCGCGTGTATGCGTTTCCTCCCGAGTTGCGTCAGCGTTACTATGAGCAGTTGACTAATCGTGTTGGTGGCGGTACTGGTCGTACCGCAAAGTTAGTTAACGGTTACGCGACGACTGAGACGGCGTTTGCTTGGACTGCGTATTGGATGAATACGATGCGTCGTTTGAATGGTGCGAGCGAGGACTTGTCTCGTGTTGCTGTGTGGTATTCGCAGGCACGAAAACAGGCTATTAAGACGGCGGCGCAAGACGCTGATGAGATTGCTTATTTTGCGAGTATGCGCCGGTTGACTGATTCTTCTATGGATGTTGTTGAGGCAATGGCTAGGAATGATCCTCGTTGGGAGACGGCTAACGAGTTGTTTCTTCAGAAATCGTTTGACTTTCTTGGTGATCTTCATCAAGGTGGACAACTGCAAGCAACGATTCGTTTGGCTATTCCGTTCTACCAGTGGTACGCGCATATCTTGAAGCTGACGTTCTTTACGATGCCGGTTAAGTATCCGGGTCGAGCATTGTTTCTTCAAATGCTAGGTAGTATTGGCGAGGAGTATGTGAAGGAGCATGGCATTCTTCCTTCTGGCTTTGATGCGCTTTACCCGATGTTTGAGGGTGTCATTCCTATTAGTACGTCTACGGAGATTGTTGGTGGTGGCCCGCAGAAAGTCACGTTGGGGCTTAGTAGTAACTCGTGGTATCCGCAGGGTACGGTTACGCCTTTTGCGACGCAACCTATTGACACTACGTTGGGGATGATTAATCCGCTTATTAAAACTCCGGCGCTTGGGATTGTTTCTACTATTGCTGCGCTTACGGGTTCTGGTGCTTTTAAGTTTAAGGGTAATGATCTTACTCTTAGGTCTAAGGATGAGAATGGTAATCCGATTACTGGTGGTTCCAATTTGTTTTGGTGGAACATGAATAATGCTATGAACATTATTCCGTTGGCTCCTTCGTTGTTTGATCTTGCGCGTAAGGCCGATACGAGTGTGCCGTTTATCCATGATCGTCCTAGACCTAAGAGGGATTTGGAGATTAGTAATCCTAGTCCTAACGTAAGCCTTGAGGAGTTGTTGAGTAATCCGACTGCTGGTAATGCGGTTACGTTTCTTGGCAAGTTTGCGTTTGGTTTGAACTGGTCTTACGCGCCTGGTGTTGGACGTATGATGGTTGAGAGGTATTCAAATGCTTACCAATCTAAGATTAACGATGAGAAGCAAGAGCTTAAGAATATTGCGGATAATCTTGCGCGGTTGCACGCGGAGCAAAACAAGTGACACGCACTTATATATGGTACGGACTTTCTAGCGTTACTGCTAGTTCTTTAAGGTTTGATGAGGATGTTTGTTATCTTATGAACAATCATCAAAGCATCATACGAGTACAGCAGTATGGTCTTTCAACCCCCCCCAACCCCCCCCACACTATATGAACATTCCAAGCTTGTCAACTGGGGAAGACGATGCTCTTAGGGATAACCTTAAGATTCTTCAAAAGCAAACGCGCTTTAAGGTAGCGAACATTGATGTTCCTGTTGAAGTTGACTTGCCTGAAGTGAACGCTCCGGTGGGTCAGGTTGGTAATACGTCGGCTGCGCTTAACCAGTTTAAGGACGCAAACATTCCTATCCCGCCCACCTCTAAGATCGGTGCGGCTGTTGTGCGCGCCGCGCTACAGATGAGGGGTATTCCTTACTCGTGGGGCGGCGGTGGCGCTGGCGGCGCTTCTAAGGGCATTGCGCAGGGCGCTAACACCGTAGGGTTTGATTGCTCTGGTCTTACCCAGTACGCATTTGCTAAGTATGGCGTGACAATTCCACGCGTGTCGCAAGAACAGTTCCGAGCAGGCACTCCTGTTCCTAAAGGCTCGATGCGTCCGGGTGATCTTGTGTTCTTTCATCCGCAGAGTGATGGGCAGCCGGGACACGTAGGTATCTTTATTGGAAACGGAAAGTTCCTTCAAGCACAACAGACTGGTGACGTTGTAAAGATCAGCGAGCTGTCGAGTCGTAGTGACTTGATGGGTGTAAGAAGGTTCGGATGATTAACGACGACAACGCACAGGTAATTCTATTCCGATTGGAGCTTATGGAGAAGACGCTGGAGCAGATTCACACTGAGGTAAAGCGCACAAATGGGCGAGTTACCGAGCTAGAGATGGTTAACGCCGCATATAACGGCGAATTAAAAGCCAAGTACATTCAGCGCGTTATCTTTACAACGGTGCTGAGCGGCGCGCTTCTTGCTGGCGTTATCTGGTTTATCCAAGCCGCAATCTGATTGTTGCAAAGTTTAGTAGGAGTCTGCGCAGTCGCGTGGTATTCTAGTTGCGTAAGCAACGAGGAGATAATATGAGAACACTAACGCTAACCACTCCCTTGACACACGGCCCAAGCGTTGACCGTGCGCAACGTATCCTTACTAACCGGGGATACTTTGTTGGAATCATTGATGGTGTCTTTGGTGAGATCACTGGTCGAGCCTGCGTTGACGCTAAGTACGCGCTTGGCTACGCCGCTAAGAACGTGAAGCCATCGTATGGCACCGACCTTGAAGCGTTCCTTTGTGGGAAGAAGCCGACCCCGGCAATGCGTATCCGCGCCAACCAGCGCAAGAAGAAGATTACGCTTGGCAATGCTGCGCTCAAGGTTGCACGCGAGTATGTTGGTGTAAAAGAGAATCCGCCAGGGTCAAACAAGGTCTTGTTCTCTGAGTGGTACGGCATTGTCGGCCCGTGGTGTGCAATGTTTGTCACGTACTGCATGGTGCAGGCAGGCAGCAAAACGTTCTCTAAGGGTACGCGGTATGCGTATTGTCCTTACATCCTTACTGACGCTAAGCAGAATCGCGGCATGACTGTTGTCCAGCCAGACGATGCGCGTAGTGGAGACATTGTTCTCTACTCGTGGAACCACGACAATGTGGCTAACCACGTTGGTCTAGTAACTACTCCACCTAATGGTGGCATCTCGTTTCTTGCACTAGAAGGTAACACTGGTGTTGGTGCGGATAGTGATGGTGGCGAAGTGATGGTACGCCAGCGCCACATCAAGGACGTTATTGCTTTCGTCCGAGTCGTCAAGTAACTTACACCGAACGCTAAGAGGAGGACTATATGCGCGTTGCACGAGTAAACGAAACGTACGCGTACGGAGAGACATACCGGATCTGGCCCATCAGCGACACCCACTTGGGGTCTGCTGATGTTGACGAAGACTTGCTGAAGGAACATGTTGAGGAGATTCGACAAGACAAGAACGCTCGCGTCATCTTCTTGGGTGACGTTGGTGACTTGATTGATTGGCGAGACAAGCGATTCCAGGCAGGCATGTGGCCCGAGCGGTACATGGACGCGATGCACGCAGAGGGTGGCATTCCGACTGAGACGGTTGCGCACGCTGTGGAAATCTTTGCTCCTATCAGGGACAAGATTTGGTGCTGGTTGTCTGGCAATCACGAGTTCACGATTCGCTCTAAGATGGATCGAGAGATTGGTTCGGAGATTGCAGCTCAGCTAGGCGCGGAGTACTTGGGTTACGGGGGTTATCTTCGTGTCCAGTGGAAACGCGCATCGAGCGGCGCTAAAGGAGCTGAGCATGTTACGGTCTTTGACTTGCATCACGGTTGGCAAGGCGGCAGGACAACTGGCGCTAAAGTCAACCAGCTTGAGAAACATCTTGGGGAATCTGACGCTGATGTTGTATTGCGTGGGCATTCGCACGACCGGCTTGCCCATATCTTTCCTAGCCTCCGCATCACGCCTTCAAAGGTTCGGGATTGGGAACGAGTCGTAGCGCACTGCGGGTCGTACAAGCTTGGTCGAGTTGATACGCAGCGCAGCCAAGAGGCGCACGATACGTGGGAAGCGCGTAAGGGTTTCCGTCGCAAGACTAGTAGTGTGATGGGGCCGCCGATCATTGAAATGACGATGCGAGAACCGTCGGAAGGCAATGGGATGACGAGTCCTGCTGGCGTACAATACAGAGTGATCCTATAAAGTGGAGGGGGTGAAGAATGAATCTGAATCCGAAGACAAAAGCAGCAGCAATCGGTGCTGCGGCGACCCTGGTGATTGTCTTTGCATTGGGCCTGTTCGGAGTGGAAGTCCCAGCCGACGTTGCGAGTGCAGTGACTCTGATCGTGAGTGTAGCTGCGGCGTACCTGAAGGACGCAAATGACTGGACACCGCGCTGATGTTGTAGCGAGCATGGCTCGTGATATTCGCTGGGCTTTGGATGCGCTTCGTGGTGGAGAACCACAAACTGCGGAGCGTATCCTTAGTCGAGCGTTTGAGAAGTACGTGTTGCTTCGCGATGGCGAAGAAAATAGACTTGCACAATCCGACGAGAACGTGTAGAGTCAACTTAACTAATCGGCTTGGAGGCCAAGATGGGTACTGATCTTGTTGGTGGCGCGTCGCTTGACGACACGATTCGTCTCGCTACTGCACTCGCAAAGAGTGGGTTCTACAAAGACATTCGCGACGCAGCTCAAGGTGTAGTCAAGTTGCAGATCGCTAAAGAGTTGGGCTTGGGTATGCGTGGCATCTCCGAAGTCCACATCGTGGAAGGCAAGCCAACCTTGTCGTACCAGGTCATCTTGTCTAAGGTGCGGATGTTTACTGGGCCGCACGGCACGGATCGTTACTCGTTCAAGTACACGCGACGCGACGACGAATGCGTTGAGATCGAATGGCTCATCAATGGCGAAGTTGTTGGCACAAGCAAGTGCGACACGGCTGACGCTAAGCGCATGGGCTTGGATGGGCGTGGAACATGGAAGAAGTATCCACGCCAGATGCGCACAGCTCGCGCCGCCACCGAAGGTGTCAATGCTTTCATGCCAGAAGTCATGGGTGGTAGTATCTACACACCAGAAGAAATGGGCTTTGATTCTGGTTCAAGTTTCGACGGCGGTGCTGCTGTCGAAGCCGGAGAGGTGAGCGTTCTTCCCTCCTCACAGGTGGCCTCCTCAGACGCTCCCTCTCCGGCACCCCTAACCTTGAAGTCTGCCGACGAGAAGGCTGACGACATGGTTACGGAAGCCATCATCGCGCTCGACGCTGCGGAAGAAACCCTTGAGGGCGAGGTGATTGACTACACAGATACGTGGATTGAGATGTGCAAGAAGTTCTTTACCGACAACGTGGAACACAAGGCAGAGTACGCAGAGCTGCTTCAGAACGCAGGCTACTTGCCACCCGATAAGTTGACAGCAAAGGCTGTGTATGCAACGCTGGCGGAAACGCTTGGCCCTCGTTGTGGCGAGCTTGACTTGTTGATGAAGGAGTTGGCGGCATGACTAGCATCCCGAATGGGGATGTAAGCGCATCCAAGATCAGCACAGCCTTTGGGCGTGCTGGTTGCGGAATGAAGTTCTATTATCGCTACGTTGAGGGCATTCGTGGCGTGATGGGCGCGCCTCTTGTGGCTGGCATCGCGTACGACGAAGGCACGCGCCAGTTGCATGACAACATGATTGCTGGCGAAACGATTGCTGATCCGTGGGAAGTGTTTGTGCATTCCGTGGAGAATCCTCGCGAGACGAATCGCGACGGCGAACTTGTGGAGTACGACTTGAGTGAGATGCCACTAGACATTGTGGATCGTGGCGTTAGCGCACTCCGTATGTACGAGGATCAAGCCGTCAACATGAAGCCGCTTGCTACCCAGGTCTACGTTGAGGCATCGTTTGCTGAGACGGACGCAAAGCTAATTGGCTACGTTGACCTAGTGGAAGCGGCGAGTGACGGGTTGTGTGTGTCTGATATTAAGTCGAGCATCTCGCCTCGTAAGAAGTGGGACGCGCAAGGCGCTGCTCGTGATGCACAGCTTGGTATCTATAGCGTGCTTGTTGCAAGCCAGATGGAAGCTCCGGTGACGGTTGTTGGTTGGAGGCACGCGCGTCTTGGTGGCAAGGTTGATGTTGCTGCTACGCATGTGAAGGCTCCTAATGCTGAGAGTGTGATGAGTCGCGTGTCTAGTTGGATTCGCGAGCTGGAGCATTGGTGTTCTACTGGTGATTTCCCTGCGTCCGGGTTGGATAAGGATGCGTGGGTTTGTTCGGAGAAGTATTGCGACTACTACAATCGTTGCCCGTACGGCAACAGGTCGCAGCATGTTATCCCTATCACGATTGGAGAGGCACAATGAGTGCAGTCATTGAGACTAAGAACGAAGCGATTGATCGCGTAGAGGCAAACGCTAACGCCAAGTGGAGAGAGGCGGCGTACTTGGCGTGCTGCTTGTGTGCGGAACAATGGATTGAGTTCACAACGGATGACGTATGGGAACTGATGGATGCTTTGTTTCCTGATTGTCAGACGCACGAGCCGAGGGCAATGGGAGCGATCATGCGCCAAGCTGCGCGTGCTGGGAAGATGGAAGCAAGCGGTGAATACTTCAAGTCAAGAAGGCCGCAGTGTCATGGTCGCCCGGTAGCGGTTTGGGATAGCTTGACGTTTGACCACGATGCCATGATGACTGAACTTTTGGGTATACAAAACAAGAAGAAGGAGACAACAGTATGAGCATGTCGAGTGTGACAATGATCGGACGGCTAACCGCCGACCCCGAACAGAAGATTCCAGCAAGCGGCAACCCGTACACACGGATGCGCGTAGCTTGGAACAACAAGAAGGACACGCCAGGATACATCGACGTAACCCTCTTTGGTCGTACGGGCGAGATCGCCGCGCAGTACTTGAAGAAGGGTAGTCAGTTCTGCTTGAGTGGCGCACAGCTTGAGTGGCGCGAGTACGAGAAGGACGATGAGAAGCGCGTCGCATACTCCCTTGTTGGTGGCAACCTTACGTTGCTTGGCAACAAGGATGATGTTGCTGGCGAGCCAGCACTTAAGCCTGTCGTTTCGGATGACGACATTCCGTTCTGATGCGAAGCGTTCTAATCGCTGCGCTCCTGCTAGTCGCGCCGACTGCGACGGCAGGAGCCTACCCTTTGCTGCATACTCGCAGCAAACCTGTGTATCCGCCCCATTACAAGACGTTTATTGCTATTGCTAAGTGCGAGCAACCGTCTCGTGGTGGTGGCGGGTGGCACGGCATCGCTTGGAAACAAGAGTACAACTACAGTTTCAAGGGCGGTATGGGAATGACGACGCAGAACTGGCTGGACTTCAAGCGTAAGGGACAGCCAGACAACATGGCTAAGGCAACGCCGGTCGAGCAGCTCTGGGCTGCGTGGCGTTTGTACAAGTGGGCAGACAAGACGTACCCCGGCAATGGTTACACTGCGTGGGAATGCAGCCCGAAGATTGGTTTCTTTGGAGAGGGGACTTGGAAATGAGAGTCATCCTTAGTGGTTGCGGTACGTTTGGTAGTGTCTATCGGCAACGCATCATGGAACACGGGAAAGACTACGAGTTGGTCTGCGTTGTTGATAAGGATGCGCGTATCCTGACGACGCAGACGAGTGGGGTGATTGGCACGCAGACACTAGAAGAAGCTGTGTCTAACGTGGATGCGGATGCTGTAATCATTACGAGTCCTACTGGTACTCACGCGCAAGCAGCTATGTACTGCTTAGAGAATAATCTGCACGTACTATGCGCTAAGCCTGGGCCGCAAAGCATTAAGGATGCCAACACTCTTGCGCACCTAAGCGAGTTGCATTCGCGTGCTTGTGTCGTTGACTATACGATGCTGAACACACCAGAGGTGGACTACATTCACATGGTGTTTGCTGCGTACAACGCACCACACTTTATGACTAGCGTTCGTAGTGTGATGGGGCCGCCTCGACCAGAGGGCGCAGTGTGGGACTTGTTGTCGCACGACGTTGCCTCGTTCTGCGAGTTCATGCCACGCAGCATTGTCGTGTCGTCTGTCAAGTGTGTTGCTAATGGGCGTGGCGTTAGCGCCAAACTCTTGTGTGGCGACACGCTCGTTGGCGAGCTGGAGGCAGACTATGCGTGTGACGAGCCGTTGAAGCGCGCGTCGTTTGCTATCGCACCTAAGACTACGATGGTGAATCCTGTTGTGAAGCTTACGTGGAACCAGAACTTTCGCGAGGTTTCAACTAGGGCTGCGGGTGCTAATAAGTCTAACCAAGAGTTTGGTAAGTGGCCCGACCCGATCACGTTAGCCCTAGACAACTTCTTGTTTGAGACGCAGACCATAGGTCACGAGTTCTACCTGCCCGTTGCGTCGCTGCGTATGAAAGACGTTACTCGTGTGCTTGTTGCCCTTCAAGAATCGTTTGAGAATGATGGGCTAGAGCAGACGGTGGTGGTGTGAAAGTCTGGTGCGACCATTGCCAAGACTATACGATCTTGAATCCTCGTAAGGTCTGCTTGTGGTGCGACACTAAGATCACGACGAAGAACATTACTAGAGCGAAGATTGAGGAGGCTCGATGAGTACGTGGAAAGACATTGATGAGCAGCTTGATGGTGCTGTGCTGGATGCGGCAACGATGTTTACGGACATGGCTATGCGTATTCAAGCCCGTAAGGGTGACTCTGTTGTTGACGATCTGCGTATTCGTTACGAGGTTGGGAGTGCTGAGCATAAGGATTCGTGGGAAGACTGGCACAAGGATCGTTTCTTGCGGGAGGCGCGCGAGGAGTTGCTTGACCTAATCTTGTACCACGCTATGATGCGTGTTGTACACAAAGATTGATGAGGGGATAAAACTTGAGTAAGACCCTGACAGTAGGCAGTACGTTCACTGGTGTGGGTGGCGCTGATCTTGGCTTTGAATGGGCAGGCTTTGACATTGCTTGGCAGTGCGAGCTGGACAAGTGGAAGCGCAGCGTCCTTGCCGCACACTGGCCCAGCGTTCCATGTTACGACGACATTACAACCATGCCCGATCCGCCACCAGTAGACGTTATGGTTGGTGGCTTTCCCTGCCAAGACTTATCTGTGGCAGGTCAACGGAAAGGATTTACTGGTGAAAGATCAGTCCTCGCTTTTGAGTTCCTCCGAATTGCAGAAGCTATCAAGCCACGATGGCTCGTACTTGAGAATGTTCCAGGACTCCTTAGTTCCAACAAGGGACTTGACTTCCAACGACTCCTCAGTGAAGTGGCCGCTTGTGGGTACGGCGTGGGATACCGTTGCTTGGATGCCAGATATTTCGGAGTGGCGCAGAGGCGCAGGAGAATCTTCATTGTCGCCCGTCGAGCCGAAGCTGGTATCGATTCTAGAAGCGCAAGTGGACTCGCGTTACGCGCTCTCTGCGAAAGCGGCAGCGGGGATACTACGCCGTGCATCCCGCCGTGGCAGGACGCTGCCCGAACCATTGGACAAGGCGCTGAAAGCGGTAGCATCTTCAATGCCACTGGAGCTTTCGGAAACTGGGTTGAAGAACCAAGAGCAAGAGAGTTGAGTCGGCGGGATTACAAGTCATCTAATCATCTTGCCCTTGCGTATCGTAAGAGTTCTCGTGTAAGTACGCCGGGTACGGCGGAGACTTGGGTTGATGATGGTCAAGCGAATACGTTGAACTCGTTCGATGTTGGTGATGTGCGTACCACTCATGCTGTTGTCGCTAGTGCGTATAGCATTCGTGAAGATGGGGCGGCGGATACGTTTAGTGCTACGCCAATTGATGCTGCTCGTTGTTTGCAGAAGCATCAGCCTAGTGTGCAGTCGCATCACGCACAAACATTTATCGCTCAACCACCAAGCATAGTGCGAAGGCTTACGCCAACGGAATGCGAGGCACTAATGGCGTGGCCCCGGAATCACACGGCACCCGAGGGAATCAAAGCACCAGACTCTCGCCGCTACGCAGCGTGCGGGGACGGCATCGTTGCTAACGTAGCCTACTGGATTGCACAACGAATCAACATGATAGAAAGCGAACAAACATGAGACAATACTTAGGACTTGACGTAGCTCCCCTTCGCATTGGTTGGGCTGTTGTCTCTGAAAATGCTGGAGTCATCAAGCCCGTCGCGCACGGCACCCACTTGTTTGACAAGAAGGAATGGATTGTTCCGGCTATGCGCGCTGAAGCGATGGAAGATTTGCATGACGCACACAAGATTGAGCCTAACGGTATCGGCATGGAAGCTGTGTACGTTGGCATCAATAAGCTGGGCAGTATCCGTGCTGCTATGGCGCTGGGTCAGATCGAGAGCGTGTGTGATTACGAGTGGCCTGATGCTGAGCAGAAGATTCTTACAGCAACACAATGGCGCAAGGTGTGTGGCATTCCCCAGGGTGGCAAGGTGCCGGTGATGGAGTGGGCTGAGGCGTACACTGGTGAGACGATTGATAGCCAAGACGATGCTGATGCGCTAGCGATTGCGTACGCCACGGCGATGTGGTTTACAACTGACCATGAATGATGAGCCGTGGTTTGAGCGTGCCGTCGAGGACGAACTACAGAAAGTCATTGATCGTATCCGCGCCAAAGGACAGGACGTTCACAACGTAGGTTCACTACGCAACAAGGTCAACAATGACTTGAACGCTAGTCGTGGCACGAGCGCATGGGTTGCACTGAAGCAACGGTATGATCCGATGCCGCGCAACGAAATGCGTTGGTGTTGCGTGTGCGAGCGCCCACTATCTAGCCAAGCTGCAACCTCGTGGCTAGAGGACAAGCGGGGCGACACGTACTGTGGTCAAGAATGCAAAGACAATACGTCTCGCCACCCTATTCCGTTTGCTGAGTGGAAAGCCAGGGTTAGGGCGAATGGGAGTGCGAGTGCGCCGCGTCGAGACATTGTGGGTGGCGAGATTGTGGATGGCCCACTGATTACGATTACGTGGGGTGACATCAAGAATGTGGGCAAGCCGTTGCCTGCTGAGGTGGTGCGTGAGGTAGCACAGATTGACTGGAGTATTGAATAGCACGCTGCTGTGTGCTAGCGTTTGCGTATCAACTAATGAGAGCGGAGGCATACCGTGGAATTGATTGTCGTAATCATCGTAGTCGTGATCCTATTTATGTTCACGCTAACTAGAGCCGGAGGAATGAAATGAGTACCATCGTGGAACCACTAAGCCAGTCGGCGTTGTATCGCACGATGTGGCGCAGCATCATGCACGCAACAGGCAACACTGAAACTGCCGATGCTGTGATGATGAGCATCATTGATTCGCACCCACACCTATCCGAAGTGTGGGACGCGAATACTTGCCGAGCTTGCAAGGCTATCCTCCAGGGTGTGGACAAGGCGCTTGACTCGCCGTACTGTGAGTGCTGTCGGATGGATGCGAATCCGCCAGAGTATTACGATGCGAACCTGAAGATGTATGGTGGTGAGTGATGGCTACCATTGGTCGCATCAAACGGAAGAAGCTGGACTATAATCGTGCCGCTCGTGTTGCTCGTGGGGCGGCTAGTGCTGCCGCTCGTGTTGCTCGTGCTGCTACTACTCCGAAAGCCAGGTGGTTCTAATGCTGGATGATCTTCGAGAATACTTGCCTATCAATCCGCCAGACTTTCTCGCAGAGGAAGAACCGGAGCCTCCCCGCAAGTGCTGCTGTTGTGGCATCTTGGTATATGCGGATGCGGCGACGGATGATGGTGAGTCGTTCTACTGTGGTGATTGCGGCGACTTGACTCCTGCCGCTTGACATTGGTGTGCGGATGCGCGTAAAGTAATTGTGTACCCATTGATCTGAGGAGGTCAAAGTGATTAGTGCAGATAGGAATCTTGAGATCGCGCAAGGCGTTGCCGCTATGCAGGCGGCGGCGCATAAGCATGGCTTGGTGATGGAAGCCGTGGAGAATGGTGACGAGCAGTGGTACACGGTGTATGCGAAGGATGCCGGGAATCTTTTGGACGTATGCGATGCGGCAGAACACCTAGTTGGTAAGCGCAATGACTGAGTACGACTACGAACATGGATGGACGGTAGTGGAGTGCAACCCCAATGAGCGGGGAGCCGATGCGATCATCGGAGCTTTTGAGGTTTTCCATAGGGAGAAGGACGCTCTAGAGTTTCTCGCCAACGTCCGAGACGATGACCCTGAGACGGGCAACGGTTGGACTACGGTTCGCTTGCGCATATTCAGCGCGCGCTATTATGAGGGTGCGGTGTCGGCATGACTGACGATACATACATTGACCTGGAGAACCGCTTAGACTTTCTTCTGCCCGAGAAGCGTGGCTATGGTGGCGACATGCGTAGGCTCTTGCGCTGCGCTATCAGCACGAAGGATTGGCTGCTAGCCGATGCTATCGAGCGCGTCGTTACCGAATTGTTGCAGCGGATGGAAGCGCAGGATGCGGAGCTGCGCGAGTTTGACGCATGGGTGTCCGAGTGTGAAGCGGAGGCTAGCCGGTGATAACCGTGCGGTTCGGAATCGAGCGGCCCGACACCGCTGCGCTACTGATAGGCGTAACCGCACTGCCTGACGGTACAGCGTGGCGGGATGCTATCCCTGCTGCTGCTGATTGGGATTACCTGGCGGCGGGTTGGGTTGACGTATCCTCGTGGCGCAGGTGTGGTACGTTTGTGTCTCGCGTTGTCTTGACGCGCTGATTGTGGCATGGTACTTTCTGCGTGTAATTATTGACAGCCGCCACGCGCGGCAGATTGGATAGGCAAGATGACAGAGCTAATGCGAGACGAACACGGATTCGGCTACGATCTACCTGGTCCGTTCTCCGATGCTACCAGCATCATGCGCGAACACCGCGAACGTGGCGGGTACTATTTCGAACCCGAAACGATGCGTTATTTCCGGGCGCGCTGCCATAGGGTTGTAGCTGGCGCTATCCTCATCGACTCTATCCGCCACGATGACGATGCCCGCGTGTATCGGCTCACGGTAATGACAGAGGGGCGCGGCATGTCACGCATACCAGACCCGCGCGATGGTGCGACTACGTTTGACACGCTAGACAAAGCACGCCGCGCAGCTGAGCGTGTGTGCAAGGCGTGCGGCGTGCCGTCCTGGTATCGGTCGGCGAATAAGTTGCCGCGAGATTGGGCGTACGTTGCAGACCCGGAAAGCGTGACGGCATGACTGGCGGCGAATCGTTTGCAGATTGGCTATCCGTAATTGTAGTGTCAGACGATCCCGCGAACGGTGGCGCTGGTCTGCTCACGCTCACCGACTGCGCGAAGTGCGACGGCTACGGCATCGTCGAGCATTCGCACCGTAGCGGGATGCGGCTAGCGCCCTGCCGTAAGTGCAACGGGGAAGGGAAACCGGCAAGCGTGGCGAACGTGACAGCGAACGCCAACGAAATGGGGACACGATGACACTTGCACCATATGTATATCTCGCGTTAGCCGCACTGCTCACCTGCCTATGTCTAGTCGTCATGACCTGGACAGAGGCACGCGACGCCGAGCGCGAAGCAGCTCAGGCGTGGACGGATTACCTCGACCGGCACTAAGCGCCACACCGCATTACACCAGCCCACCCCGCTACGCTAGGGGGTGGGCTTTTTACTGCCCTAACGTAACCGAGCTGCTCGATACCTGCTACTTAGCTGCTCCTAACCAGCGCGCCCTGGACAGCGCCGACACGCACAAAGCTCTCCCCCAATCACCACAGCAAACCGCTTGACACCACCCCGCGCGTCGGGCATCCTACCCGTATCGGCAGCACCGCCGAATTATCGAAAGGCAACACATGACCACGTACCTATACCAGACGATCTTCTCCCCCACCGATGAGAATCTTTCGGCAGAGGACTGCATGGAGATCTACCATTACCCCACCCGCGTGGAAGCACTCGCCGCCGCCGCACGCGACGCAATGGAAACAGCAAGCAGCGAAGGCGCAACACCAGAGGGACGCGCCTACATGCGTGCCGCCGCCGCACTTATCGAATGCGTAGCACGCGAAGCGATCGAAAAGACAGACCCCGCCATCGGGCGACAGGTCTACGTGAACGTCAACGGCGCAGACGCTCGCACCATCGGCGCATACGTCATCGAAGCACGCGACCCCAGCATCCACCACATCACCCCCGACACCCCGCCCAGCGTCTGCGCCGTCTGCGGCATGGATGATTGGGACTGCGCCGCCCACCACGG